ACTAAAGCATTTTTAAATTCAGGGCTTTGAACATATTGTGTAAGTCTGGCGGTATCAACACCAACAGGGGCATCAATTACAAATCTTACTTGACCATTAATATTAACATCTTTTTGTTGATTTACTTCAACATCTTTAGCCATGCTTTTCCTAGCCTTATCAACAGCGGAAGTAATCTTCTCATTATAATAACTTTCTTCACCACTTCTTGGTTTTTCAATACCAAGTTGAGATGCAAATTCCATAAATTTACTAACAACACTACTACCAAGTTCATTTGATTTCTCTTCAACTCTTTTGGTAGCTTCATTAAGAGCGTTCACATCACCTCTTGATGCTTTTACTAATAAATCTTTAAATCCGTCACCAACAGTTTCGAAGAATTTTCTTGTATCTTCACCACTACCTAAAACTCCTTCAGAATATAAGGCACCTGCTATATCGTCACCAGCTCTTTTAAGTGCCTCAGCACCTCTGATAATCGCCGATTGTCCACCGATAGCATATCCAATTTGGATTGGTAATGCAACCAAATCTCTATGTATTGTATCCATAACACCAAGTTGTGCTCTTTGTATGTCTTCAACAGTTTTTGGTGCACTTTCTTGGATTTCCCTTAATTTTTGGAATTCTTCTGATTGTAGGTCACTTAACCTTTTTGTTTGGTCCTTACCTTCATCGTCTTTAATCTGAACAACATAGTCACCCTTAAAAGCTCCCGTACCCATCTTAGCCATGTTGGCAACCAACATCTTTTCTTCTTCAGTTGCATTGATACCAAGATTAATCTGACCAAGTCTTCTATCCATGTCAGCTGCGGATAGTGCGGTTTTTGTAAATTCAGCCGCGGTCATTCCCGCAGCTTCGGCAATTTCTTTAATTTGTCTTTGTGCACCCGGTGCAATTTTAAATGATTGAGTCTTCTCATCAAATATCGTAAATTGCTTGGTAAGATTGATTAAACTATCTTGAAGTCCTGCAGGGTCGTTGATTGATTTATCCATTAACACAAACGGGTCAACCAAATCACCTGCCATAACACCCAATCTTTGGAACGCAGATGCCATTTCAATAGCACCTTGTGGATTCATAACACTGTCAGCGAATTTGGCGGTGGTCGCCATATCAAATCGTAACATAGATGCCTGTGCAGCCATTTTTGTTAATCCAACAACACCATCAGAAAAATTAAACCTATTCATGTATTCCATGCTATTGACAACGTCTTGCATGATTTTTCTTGAATTAAGTCCTAAACTTTGAACATATCCAATGGATTCTGCAACTGTCTCCCCAACTTGTGATATTTCGTATCCAGCTGCTTGGAAATTTTCAACAAGTCTTGCAGGGTCCGCTTGTTGACCAATAAGTTGTGCCGCAGCATAAATTTCAGTAATTGTATCTGTAGTTTCAATTACATTTCTACGAGCACCTTCACTGATAGAAATAATTGTTGAATCAATGTCATCAAGAGAAGCACCAACACGGACTAAACTTGATGCAGAATCACTGATAGCATTTGAAAACTCAACAGCTCTTATTCTATTGTCTCCTAAAGACTGATTAATATTATTGATTCCCGTATAGATTTTATCTATGGTATCTTTAAAGTTCAAGGCATCTTTAGCTGCTTTGAGCATATCACCCACACTATCAAAATCGTTCGGATTAGCCATGTTGTATTTCTAAATAAATAGATTCTTTTGTTATTTTTGAGATTTATCTTCAATCCATTTATTCAAAAGATATTTCCTAATAAAGATAGGCATAATCAAAAATTCTTGGTATGAAACACCAAGTAACGTCTTCAAATAATAAAATTCGTCTATTTGAGACTTTCTATAATCAGAAGAAAGGACGAAAAAATTCGACCCCAAACCCAACATTCACTGTGAGTTTTTCTCCTGACGGGGCCATAACAATTCTTTCCATATCCAATCTTGGTTCATTTTCATTCATAAATTTTTTAATGAATTTAGAGTCAGCTATTGGCATCTGCTCTACAAATTTTGTTATTTCACCCTTATCAGCGTTTCCATTAATACTTTGAATTTCTTTTACTAATCTCATCGTAACTCTTGGAACAACCCTACCTTGTGGGTATGATTCAAATATTTTTCTAAGTTCTAAACCATCACCATAAGTAAGTGGTTTTAATTTAACTTGAACACCTGATACAGGTAAAGTCGCCGAAAATGTACCATCAGTATCAGGTTCAACCCCTTTATTGATGTTTAACTCATCCAACAAAACTTGTGTTTTGAATTCATTGCCAGTTACTGGGTCTTTTAAAGACATTTCCATTTCAGGTCCGAAAGAGGTATTTCTTAAGAAAATTAAAATTGCCTCAATATCACCCTCCAACAACTCTTCAGGTTTCATACCGGGTTCATACAATTTATTTCTAAGAAGTTGCATAGTAACATCGTCACTTCTCCCCATCAAAATGTTTTCATCCGCAGCGGTTAGGTATCCTACCTTGACAGAACTTTTTTTGTTTTTATAAAAAATACCTCTTGAAGGTAATTGAACCACGTCATGTGGCATTGAGAAATTTTCTTGTCCGTATTGTGATATATCTTCCATAATAAAAAAACCGTAGAGTTTGGTTCTACGGTTAAATATATTGATTTAAAAAAGTAAATAAATAGAAATTAGTAAATTAAAACACAACGGTCAGGTCTTAAATTACAAGAAATTGTTGCTAATCCATCTTGGGAATAGTTAAGGGTTTGAAAATCCACATTTGTTAGGAATGTTCCGTACAAAATCCATTTTTCAACAACAACACCTGTTGGGTCTAACATCTCAAGGTCAATATCTTTTTTATAACCCGCAGCATAACCCATACGACCTGTTACTGATTCGGCATGTAAACGAACCCACTCCATAAGAGCTTGAGCAGCAGATGGACCAATTGGGTCACGGAAGGTAACCGGAATTTCATCCCAGTTAAATCTACCTGCAACAAATGTTGATGTATTCAAAAACTGAATCTCAGTTGAATTAATTTTAATTGATGGACGTTTTGTTGATTCAACAAACCATTCGTTAATACCTAACGAAGAAGGAAACCTTAGGATAAAGCGGTTTTGACGCTTCGGTTCGTAAGGTATGGGCATTTTCATTAATAAATCAGCCATGTTGTTTTAATTTCTTTAAATTTTTTATCTTTTATTATAAATACTACCTGTGTGAAAATTTTTCCCTTTACTTTGTTTTTGAAAAAACTATATCTTCACTAGGTCTAGTTCTAGTATTCTTTTTTAATTCCTCCTTTAGTAGAATATACCTTAATTGGTTCTTTGATTTTATCAAAATGTTTCTTCATTACATCTACATTCTTAATATCATCATCTGAAAAGCCTATTAAAGGTACTCTAGGAGAAAATTTATTGGCAATATCTTTTTTAAGTATTGCACTTTTTTGTAAAAGTGCCGCCATGGATTTCACATATCTCACAAAATCTTCCATAGCTGTTACCTTAAGTTCTTCAGGGTTTGCCGCGGAACCCTCACCAAAACTCACCGGATTATATTTGTTAAGTTCTAAGTAAGAACGAATCAATTCTTCATCCGTCATTTCTTCTTCACCAACAAAATCACGATATTTTTTTAAGTTTTTTAATAACGTTTTTTTATCAATACCTTCAAAGTTATTAATAATGTAATTGTAAACACCCTCTTTGATGATTTTTGGGTTGTGACCCCTTGCAGTGATTATCGCAAAAATGGAACCGTTGTTGATTGCTTCTTTAAAGTCATCCCAAGCCGGACCTGGTTTTGCTCTCATTGCATCTATCAAAAATTGTTTATCACCTTCCACTCTAAAATTTCTGAAAGGATTATTAGCATAACCTTTGATTGTTCTGCCCATATAATCAAACGATTCGTTTCCAATTCTATCTCTAAAAGTTGCAAAGTCTTCAGTTGACATTTCTACCTCATCACCTGAAGTATCTTCCAAAACTATCTTGGTTGGCATGTGAACGATGTTGTCATCCCAATCAAAGGCATAGTATTTTAAATCTGGTGCCTTACCTTCAAAACCTTCTTTAATTCTATTCATTATTTATAAACGGCTAAAAAGTGGGGCCGAAACCCCACTTTGTTTTTTATTAGATATTTTCAAACGAAGCTCCACTTGGAGTGATGAAGAATTCAATATCAATGAATTCAAGAGCTTTCGTAGGTTTTAAGTAAATTTTACCTGTTAATGTGTTTCTATCCAAATCTTCAGGTGAAGAACTTACTGTTACACGGAAGTCATAAAGACCTCTGTCTCTTCTGATTGCGTCAAGGATTGGGTTAACCGAATCCAAGAACTGTTGTCTTACGATTTCGTCATTTTGTTCAAACAACAATCTAACTGCCACCGCTGAAATCAACTTACGAGCTTGTAACAACAATCTTCTTACGTTCAATCTGTTAAGAGCTGAATCTTTAACTTGAAGAGTTTTGTTACCCCAAATTACAGTTCCAACATCAGAGAAGGTTGCGATTGGGTTGATACGACCTTGATACAAGGTGTCTCTATCTTCTTGTGTAAGTTTCAATCTCGCCTTAACTGAGTTAACAAGACCTCTTGTATAACCCGCCGATGCGAACCATGGGAATGAAATGTTATCAGTCAACGCTAAGTTTCTACAAACTTGACCTGTTGGTGGTAAGTAGATTTGAGTGTTGTTAACAGTATCTC